CGATAAAGATTTCATTAGAAGTAGTAGAAAAATCTTTAATAATCTTTGCAGTTGGATATACTAAAGATTCGATAGAATCTCTGGTTTTATAAACATCCTCACCATTAATTTTTCTATCAACTTTTTGCTTAATCCAACTTAATGGTCTATTATTTTGAGTGTCTACTCCTTGGTCAGAATATAAATTAGTTTCAAACTTATCCGAGGATGATAAATCAAATATCGTTCTCTTATTTTGCGAAATTGTTCCAGGAATACTATTATTTTTAAGCACTTGTACAGAATCTCCTCTTTTTAGAGTTTCGTTAATGTCTGTAATCAATGTACTATCATCACCTGCAGTTCCTCTATAAAAGAATATTGCAACATTATCTTCTGGTTTTGGTGCCGTCGTAAATACAAAGGATGTTCCACCATTAAACTCATATGCTACTTCAGGATCTTGAATTACGCCATTAATAACAATTAGTAATGCATTTGTAAGATTTACCTGAGAACCTTCTTGAATTTCAAAACTCAATAAATCATTATTATAATATAATGGGAACCTAGTCCTAACTCCATCTTGATAATTTTGAATTGAATCAATATAATCAAATTCTCCAAATTGCCATGCAGCAAAGGAATCTGTAAATGTATTAAGAACAGTTAATTTAAATTCTGATAATGGAGATACTAATCTTAAATCAGTAACTAAACCAACTGGTTTAAATACGTCTCCACGTTGAAAATTGTATCCCTGTCTAGAAATATTAAATCTAGTTACTTCATAATATGTTGAACCTATTCCGGTAGTCGAACTTGCTCCAACTTCAACATTTAAAAGTAGTCCTATTCCAGTAGATGTTGTTGTACCAATACCTAACCTGGATATACCAGTCACTCTAAGATTCTCATAAGAAGGTTCTGAGACAAATATTTTTGGATTTATATATCCAGTTCCACCACCGATAATATTGAATGATAAGGTTCCTCCTGCACCAACAGATGCTGTTATAGTTGCTGCTGCTCCAGTATGTCCACTTTGATATACTGATACTCCAATAGAAACGATGCCATTATATCCAGATCCACGATTATCCGTAGTTCCTAGACCAACTGATACAATGCTACCACCTGCTCCCACTACAGCAGTTACTGCTGCTCCAACAAGAGGTGCATATCCCAATCCAGTAGATGACCCTAAGGAAATAATTATTCCACCTCTAGGAGTTTGATTTTGATTAACATCAAATTGAGAAGTAAAGATATCTAAAGTATTTGCTGATGTAATACCAGAAAATACTACACTACTTATTCCTGCAATAGAATTTTCAATAATTCTAAAGTTATTTCCTGGATTATTATTGGTTGTTGGTGTTTGAAAAACACTGTTTATGAATAAAATACCATTTCCACCAGTAGAACCTAATCCAACAGTATTTGCGCCACCAACAGTTAATGTGAAGGTTCTACCAATACCAGTAAATTGATCGGATATATCATCATATATTTGATTGGTTGTATAATTATTTCTTAAGAATACTCTACCAGTGAAATCGGATGTTTCAAATCTTAAATTACTAGAGTCTCTTTCTATTTGTGGATTTCCTCTTGGGGATTTGGTAAAGAAAATGCTATTATCAACAATATTATAGGAACCTTTATAAATTCTTGCTTGTGTAGAGTCCGTGTGAGATGATGCTGATGATCCTACAAATCCCCTAACAACTTCTACCAAAGATATTGTCCCACTATTTGTAATCGGTCCAATATTAGTTGTCCCTAAACCAACATTAATAATGTTCATATATTCATTATCAATTTTTAAAATATCTCTTGGAATTATTGTTGATATCCCACTTAAAGCAAATGTAGTTGATTCGGTACTAATTTGTCCACCATTTCCAGATAAAGTATGTGATATTGGAGTATATAACAGTGGATATTGAACTAAGTTATCAAGCGTAATAATTATTTTTTCATTTTTCTTCCGCATTTCAAGTTGATGTGCATTTCCTTTTCCAATGGAAGTGAATGTTACACCAATTCCGTTTTGAGCATTATTTTTAGTTGTTGCTAATTTAAACGTATCATTATCAATTTTAATTGCGAAAACTGTTGATGGTAAAATAGTTGACGGTCCAATCATCATTGAGCTTACACCGATTCCTAAGAATGTTGCTTTTGGTGTATATACAAGTTCCTCCAAGTTGCTAAAGAAATGATTTTCTATTGTAAATTTACCTGTAGATAGGTTTAATTGAGTGGAATTTGAGGGGTCAAACTTTTTTGCAAAAATTGGATAATTATTAGAATTTAAATCAAATTGAGTCCTATTAACTCTATCTCCATTAATTGCATTATAAAAACTAACTCTAACAGATTCTGATACACTTCCATATTTAAGACTTGGTGGAATATTTACATCATCTAGAATAGTGTATAAGCACTGATTAAATGATAAAATATCAATTTTAGATGTTATTAATGAATCTGGATAAAATTTTAATATAAAATTATTTCCGGAATATTCTCCACCAAAAGTTCCAATTCCTGTAGTACTTCCAACTGAAAGGAATGGTGATTGTTGAACATAAATGTTAGTCTTATCTTGCACCAACATAATTTGATGCAGGGAACTTGTTGATCCAAAACCAACTTTGACTAAAGATTTGACTGCATTAAAATTAAATTTGTTTAGTGATACTACTGTTGTTGATGCTGCAGAAACTGATGTTGAATAATTTGATTGATATATTGCAGTTCTTTCAAATTCATCTATCTGACCAGGTAATTTAAATCTATATGTTCCAACACCAACTGCTGTTGTACCAAATCCAACAATTTTTGATCTTATACTAATTTCATTGGGGGAATCATTTGTATAATTTAAAGACAATATTCCAGAAGAAATATTAATATCTGCACCAAATGAACCTATAAAATTTCCAGAATAATTATTAGTTTCGTAGTCGGAATCAAAATAATATTCTGAAATATAAATATCCGTACCAATACCAGTCAAATATAACTCAATAAAATTCATCTGATTTGTTTCAGAATCAGTAATTTGAATATTTGCATTTAAAGAACTAAATTTATTATAATTTACAGATATAATTGAAGTTGTTATTCCTGAGTTTGCAATTACATTCGAACCTGTTAGATTAATAAATCCAATACTATTTGTTCCAATACCAGGTAAATCCGAATTAAATTCATTATTAATTAATTTTAAGTTATAATCTGTATTATATGGATCAGTGGGTATAAATTGAAGATAAGTTTCATCGTATTCATTTGTAAATATTGAAAATGAACCAATCTCTTCTCCAGAAATCTGTGTAAGTCCTGTTCCAACATTAACTATACTTCCCTTTTGCATTAAGAAATTGTCGATTCCGTTATTTAATATAACTAATTCTGTCAATTGAATTTGGGAATTACTTGGATTAGAAACACTGAATAATAAACTATTATAGGATGATGAAGAATTCAAATTGAGAATATTTAAAAATTCACTTGGTTCTCCATCCAAATTAGAAAATTGTCTGCTTATATCGTCTACTTTTAAAACTACATTAGTTTTACATTCAGTATAATCTGTTAATTTTTTATTTTTTAAATTTAAAAATTTAGAAGAATTTCCAACAATATCAACATCTTTTACTAAATCGAAATCATAAATCGTATCTACTCTATTTTCTTCAACTATGTCACAAATTATAGTTGTTGCATTTGAACTATTTAAAATTGTGGAATTTGTAGTGGATGTAATTCCAGTATCTGCAAAATTTTTTAATCCGCTAGTATGAAGTAAATTATTGACTGGAGTTCTTAGATTTTGATATGTGATGGGACTCTTTACTGTATACGATAAATTTTGATAGTAATCATTATCTGCAATTACTTGGTCATCTTCATCTAATTTTCCAATATTATCTACCCATCCAAGATCTTTTCTAACGAAATAATCAATATTAAATCTTCCAGAATTATCTTTAATTGAGTCTATAGTTGCTATATTACCAGATTCCTTACCATTTATTACTTCTTCAATAGATAAATCGTAAGATCCATTTACTTTAATAGATGTTTTATCATAATCAGTAATAATTAAATTCCTTTCAATATTATTGGAAATAATTGTTTCTCCAATAATAAATGGTGATAATTTTTGTACAACTTCAAATTCTGGGTAATTAGATTTTTTTATAATATTTGCGGATGAATCTTGAATTGTTTTTGCTATTCCAGTATTTGTTGTCAATCCAGCAACACTAAGATTAAGTACAACCTTAGCAAGAATACCCGAATCATTATATCCACTAACTGTAAAGAACTGATATCCATACTCTTCTGAATTAAATCCAGATCCAGAATTACCAATTTTTTGAATACCTTCTACAAATACTTTATCTCCAATATTAAATGGATTAGTTGAAAATCCAAGTACTGGTGTTGTTATAAAACATGTAAAAATTCCACTAGAAGAAGATTGTACTTGTTGGATGCTAATTCCGTTTGTATTATTAGTTGCAAATAATTGTACTGTTGTTTCTGGAAGACCTTTGGGTTCTTGCACTATATTTACTGAGGAAATAGAATTTCCATTTATTACTGCTTCTAATATTCCACTATCAATTCTTTCTCCAGTTGTAGTGTTTACAATTACAATTGATGGTGCATTAACATAATCTTTTCCACCATCAGTAACTCTAATAGCATCAATTGTATTTGAATTTTTAATTGTAATTGATGGTGATATGTATGCATTGGGTTGTAAAGTTTTATCCGAAGAATATTCAAATCCTTCATTAATAATTCTTACTTCTCTTGCATTTCCTATAGTTGATGATTTTGCAATAATATAAGCATCTTGACCGTCAATAGAATCAGATCCGGTAAATATTGGCAATTTCTTATACCCTACCCCACCAGAAATGATGTCAATTTTACCAATGGGACCTTTTGCAGATACAGAATTTGTAGTATATGATAAAGTATCACATTCATCTTGAGAATATGTTAGTTTTTCAGGAATTTTGTCCAAAGAAATGTTAAAAGTAGTAGATCCAATACTAGAAACATTATAGTTTGAACTATACACACTATCTGTAAACAATATTTGAGAATAATTATTTACTTCGACATCAGATGTTCCAACATATCCAGATTTTTCCAAATTATAGTACAATTGAGTTGGTAGAGTATTGTCATAATTGATGGTAAGTGTTGCATTAGTTGAAACTCCGACAGTTCCTACACCAGATAAATTGAATCTGGAAGTAGATGCAGTGGAAACAAATTCATTTTTAAATTCCTGGTCATAATAAATTTTAAATTTATATCCAGATAATGAAGAATCTGCCAATTTAAATACTAGATTATTATTTTTAATTGATTCAATTTTTGGATTTATTAATGAAATACTTTGATTTTTGCCTCCAGTAGATGCAATACTTACTGTAGTTGGAGGAATAGTATTAGCATCAATGTAAGTTTGTGAAAGTTTTATATTATTATCATCAACTTTATAAACATAATAAGAACCGGTTGATATCCCAGATGCAATTAAATCTGCAGAATATAAAATTTTATCTCCAGTCTTTAAATTGTGTGAGTTAATTGTAATTGTACTAGATGTTGTATTAATTCCAGTAGAATTAAATCCAATAGGATTAATTAAAATATTTCCAGTAGTTGTATCTCTCTTAACGTATATTGATGTTGACGTTCCAATTCCTACAGATAGATTTGGTTTAACATTTAAATTAATTAAGTCCCCATTAGTTAAATTATGTGCAGTAGAAACTGAAACTGTAGATTTAATTTTTTCAACTCTTCCAGTTAATTGTGAATATACACTTTCAAAGGAATATTCATCTGCATCACTACCATTTCCACGGAAGAATACTTCAGAGGAGTTTAGTGTAGTTTTAATTCCAATGACATTTTTATTCTTGTTAGTAACATATACATTTTGTGGCAAATCAAATTGACTTCCAGTTGGTGAAGTTGAGATTGAAATATTTAATCCATTGTTTTTATATACAATTTGCTGATTATTTGTAAATGGATGAGTTTCAATATAAATTCCTTGTGTTGGAATGTTTCTTGTAATTATAGAATCACCGAATTGTAAAGTTATATTATTTGTAATTCCTGCAGTAGTTCCGACACCAACAGATTCTTTTGGATTAAAGAATACTTTGTCATTGATCTTTGACTCAAAATAGTCAATATTTTGAGAAATTGTAAATGAATCTGGAATAAAGTTTATTTGTGTAGTTGCAGTATGAGATACTCCTGTAGATCCTCTCTTTACTTTAAGTATGTTAAGATTTCTGAATACTTCTAGTACTTGTAATGTTTCTGCTCCTATTCTAATACTGCTTCCAATAGATACAGATGCTGGAAGTTGTGTAACATATACTTCTGTTGTTAATCCTACGGTTAATGTAGAAGGAATATTCTTTAGAACATTAGAGTAATAGGAAGATACTCCTATTTGATAAGAATTATTTAATTTACTTAAACTAGTTGAGAGTCCAGAAACAACAACATAATCATTATTTGATAGATTATGATTTGGTAAGATAGAAACCTTTATTTCTCCACTATTATTCCAAGTAAAAATAGCATTATTATAAGTATCTACAGAAGTAGTTAATTTTACAATATCTTTTCCTTCTATAGATGAAACTTTTGCAATTAATCCTCCACCTTTTGTATTGTTACTATCAAAGTTTAAAACATCATTCACTTTATAATTTGAACCGGAATTAATAATATCAAAATCATTTACATATCCATCAGTTACAGATTCAATAATTGATTTTTGTCTCGTAATTTCATTAGTTTCAATTATAAAATCATTGCCTGCATAGTCATCAGATACCTTGTATGGTAAAGTATTCCTAAGTAGATTAGAATTATTGAAATCAAATGACTGATCAAGTGTTAGATTCTCTTCTAAAGTATTGGATCTATAAGAATTTCCAATAAAATATGGAAATTGGGGTGTTAATATTCCAGATGATGATGTAAGTGTTGCAAAATATGCATAAACTCCATTTGGAAATTCTGGAGTTTTTCCAAATCTACCATTATTTTCATCTAAATCTCCAACATTTTTATATTGATAATCTTCAACAAAGAAACCACTCAAAAATCCAGTGGGTCTATCAATAACATTTGATATATTTAATTCATAACCAGAAATTAAAAGTTTTGGATTGGAATTAGTATCGTTTGCATCAGAATATCCATATGCACCATATATTGGATTTCCATCATATGCCCATCCAATTATATTAGAAGCAGATCCGGTATCATTAAATGAATCTCTCAATTCTTTAAAGTATCCACAAACTGAATATTGTAATTTATTTTCAGTTTCTATTAATAGTTCGTTTCCAAATCTTAAATTATTATTAACTGTTAAAGATCTAACATTAACATTAAAAGATGCATTAGAACCTGATGAATTTACTTTAATTATTGATGTACTAGAATATCCAATTCCAGCATTAACAACTTTAACATCAGTTATTTTTCCATTAATAATAATAGGTCTCAATTCTGCTCCAGATCCTGCTCCTGTTGGATCAATTACATCTAAATCTGGTGTTGAATAATATTCCGATCCGCCATATTGAATGTTTACAGAATTTACAGTACCATTTATAAAGATTGGATTCAGTTGTGCTTCTTTGCCATTTTTAATACTTATTGATGGTTTTCTTTCAAAATTTAAAATAGATGATCCATAACCAGTTCCAGTTTCATATAAGTATGCATCAATAATAGCACCTCTAACTTTAGGAGTTGCTATGAGTGTTTGATATTGTTGTGTCGTCGTACCAAAACCTACAGAAGTATACTGTATAGAGACCGAAATATCTGGATAATTAAAGTACTGATATCCAGATCCAGTAGAAGAAAATATAATATGATTTTTTCTATTATAATTTGAAGTATTTGTTCCACCAACTCCAGCATCACACAACCTAAAAGAATTCTCATCGTTCTTTAAAATATAATATTGCGATAATGTAGAAATTCCTATTGAAGATGTCTGATAATTATAAGTTACCAACTCGCCGCTACTGAATCCATGATTTTCAAAATTAATTGTATGATTAATTGTAGATATTCCTGTTTGATTTACAATTAATTTCCTATTAGTATATCCATTTCCACCATTAATAACTTTAATTTGTGATATTGTATTTTTATTTGAAGTAGTTACAAATTTGTGAATTCCTGAAGTATTATTTGAATTAAATCTTACTGTATTAATTCCGGCCGAATAATCTGAAATGGACTGGTACAATCTAACAGTACTATTATTATCAATTTTTACATAATATGTTCCGTTATTAACTAAAGTTGAACTTGCAAACCCAACACCAATTGCAGAATTTCCATTGGAATTATAAGTTACAGATTCACTATTAACTAAATTGTGATTAGTTAAAAATGTGAGTTGTTGTGTGGTTGTACTAATTCCGCCAGAATTTGCAGTTGTTCTTCCATCAAACAATATTTCACGTACTCTTTTTTTGATAATTGGTTCCAGAACAGCACCAGAACCATTTCCACCATTCACTGTAATTGATAGAACAGCATTAATATCGTAATCTTGGGCATCTATATAAACACTTTTAATATTTCCACTAATTACAGGTTGGACTAAAGCAGTAGTTCCTGTCCCAGATGAAACTGATACTAATGGTGGATCAATAACGTCATAGTTTACTCCACCATTTAATACATTAATGGAATTTAATGGTCCATAATAAATCTTATCATTTGATTTGTAGTTGCCGATTTCTACACCATTAATTAACATTCCAGTTGAACCTGGAATTGTTACTTGTCCAGTTCCATTTGTATCATTTACATTTAATGGGAATTTTTTAAGTATCTTTTGAGGTGCAATTTCATTAGATTTTTGGGAATATAATGTAAATTTATGGGCACCACTTGAAGGCTCAAATGTTAAATAATTAGATCCTCCAACAAATGACTTGGAAAAATATAATCTAATTTTTTTCTTATCTACTGATTGAATCTGAACATAATAACTACCAGTCTCTAAACCAACCAAAGGATTTACTGCTGGTTGATAATAAATTCTATCACCATCAATAAAATTAACTGGATTTTCAAATGCTATGGATGAATAAGTACCGTCACCAACAGCATCTGTTAGTTCCCCAACTGTACCATTACTAATTGATGTAGTATTAATATTCTTTGTTATTTGATATGTGTATGGAATTGATTGATTGGGATTGATTTGATTATTAGAAGGTAATGAATTTGAAGCAACATATGCATAATTTTTATCTGTATATAAATTCAATGTATCCGATAAAATAACATTGTTTCCATATTCAATTGGAACTACTGAACTGCTTGCAGTATTAAGTTTTCTTCTTAGGTCATATTTTACTCCAGGTATTGCAGTAAAATTCAGATTATTTAAAACAATTCCATTTCCTGAAATAATATTAGAAATATATGCAATATTTGTAGTAGAAGATGCTATATTATTTGTGTCCCTTTCAACAATTTCAACTCTATCTCCAATTTTTAAACTTGACTTATCAATTGGACTAGTTAAAATAAAGTTATCAATATCTTCTATTTGATATCTTGAACTAGTATTGTAAATCCAAGAATTTGCAAATATTTGTTTATAATTTTTATTTTGTTCTGGATTTTGAATTACTTCTCCCAAATTTTTAACTGAAATAATATCTCCTTCACTTGCGTCTAAATTGTCCGATACTTGTACAAATTTAGATAACACTCCAGTAAATCTCAATTCAACTTTTTTAGTAATATCTCCATTTTCATACCCATAATAAATTTCATCAGATCTTATGTTATCTGTAGAATTAATTGTAGATGTAATACCAGTACAACCAAAAAATTGATTAACACTCTTACTTGTATAAGTGATAATATTATTGCCAGATATGATTGTTCCTTTTTCTGCAAATGAAATAGTAGAATCTACAGAAATTACAGAAGATCCGACAGAGACATTTTCTATACACTTTGTATTTGGCGTAATTGTAAAATTACCTTCAATTGCAGAAACATCATTATATCCAACAAATAATGAAATTTTAAAATATTGCCTACCATTTCTTGTAAATGATTCTACTTCAGAAATTGATGCACTTGTAATTTCATCATCAATGCCATTAATAGATTTTTTGATAGTTTGCCCAACTAATTTAGAAGGGTTTCCAGAGATTCTTTCTGCTATTGCAACTTCTCTTCTAATGAACTCTGCAGAAGATGGCTTAATTAAAAAATCTTCTAAGTTTACAACTCTAGGAGTTACTCCATAAAGAATATTGAATAAAATTCGAAATGATTCATCCGTTCCTTTTGCTTGATAGAAAGATCTGGCATTTTTTATAAAATTGCCAATATTTAAATCTGAAACAAAATCAGTATCCTCTAATCCTGGAGTTAATGTTATTTTTAACTTTTTATAAAATTCTTTCAAAAATAATGAACTTAGATTTTGTACCGAAGTATTTTGAGTGTGTGATGTCTTTGCAGACTCAGAAAATATTAATTCTTCAGAATTTAAATCTTGATGATAACTAGTAATTCCACTAAAACCACGAATACATCCAGTAAATGTATTTGTGGTTATTCCAGTATATGTAATAATTTCATCATCAATTTTTAAAAGTCCATATTTTTGAGGAAATCCTTTAGTACTTGTTACTGTAATGACTCCAACAGTAGAGGTAATATTGGTGCTGAGACCAACGTTACCTACAACAACTTCAGGAGTTAAGTTGTCAAGTTTTAAATATTGATCTAGATTTTCTACAATATCTACAGGACCGCCTTGATATTCCTGAGAAATATAATATTGTTTTAAAAATTCAACTGCATTAGGACTTTCATCCAGTATAAATTCTGGAAGTTGATTTTGAATTATTTGCTGTACTTTTACTCTAGATTCAAACCCAGTACCTATCATGTTACACTCTTATTAGTTTATCGTTTGGATAACTTGACGTGTAGAAATCTCTAGAGAATACTGTTCCAGATATCTCATCGCCAGAAGAAATTACGTCTCTTACCATATTTATTGAACTTTTTTCGATATTAAAAACTAAATATAAATCTTTTAATCCAATAACATCATTTGATTCTGGAAATGCCTGAATTTCGATAATATCATTTGATAAAGATGTTGAAGTAATATTAATTGTTCCTAATTTAATTTCTCCTTTTATATAATCTACAGTACCTGCAGATTTAATTGCAATTGGAGTTTTCATAATAGATGTGGTTCCAACACCAGAAATTGCCATATATGGTTTCACTATTGAAATTATTCCAGTTCCAGTTAGATTTCCATTTGAATCTTTGGAAGGAGTATCGGTTAGATATACTGTATCAGGTTCATCTGAAATTTTAAACCCGGTAGACCTTATATTGTATCCTTCAGGATTGATATGAAATTTATTACCAAAACACAATTCATACTGTGTGGGTTGTCGTGTTACCTTAAGATCTCTTCTTATTCTAACTTTAGTAATGTTTGATGTTATTGCATTGTCGGTATTATCAATGATTTGAAGAACCTTACTATACTTAAATCTCCCACCAAATTTATTAAAATCTAATGAATTTGAATATTTTTCTAAAGAATTTGATATTTTAGTTGTTAAAGAATTTACGGAAGACACCTGAGATGAATTGTAATAAATTGAAGAATCAATCTCAACATACAATATCTTAAGATCAATTATTTTTTGATTAATTCCTGAGATACTATATTGTTTTAATTTATTCTTAATCAATTCTTTATTAAAATCAGATACATATGTACCATTTTTTGGTTTAATACTTATAACAACGTTACCATATTCTGGTGGATCTAATTCTTCGCCACCAATAATTGCAACAGATTCTGTATCTGGATATATTTTTTTGATAATGACTTCATAATCTCTTGCAGTTACTGCTCTGTACTGGGCAGAATAGATTCTTGGTGCAAAGTATTTAATTGAATTGAGATCTTCAATTTCTGCACCATTTTGTGATGACTGATTTGTTGTGACAGTCACTGTTCCCAAGGATATTGGATTGTCCGAAGATGATCGTAAATTTCCTTGAAAAGAAAAATTAGAACATCCGTTTCCTTCTTTTCCATTAGTTACAATATAATTGACTGTTATAACTGCATTATTTTCTAGTTTTTTGCCAAATCTTCCATCGCCAAAGAGAAGTTCATACTTTTCATCTTGAACTTCTTGTATTAAATAAATTTCTGATGCTGAATCAATGTTTAAAATATTTTCAACTAATGAGTATTCTGAACCAAGTCCACTATCATTAATACCTTTAACATAAACTGAAATTGTTGAAGTATCAATATTTGGATTATCCAAAACAAATCTTTGATCCAGAGATCCGTCAACAACAAATTGCTTTGTTAAAAATGTTCCTTGATAAACTGTAATACTGGTAAAACCTACAGTACCTACATTACCATTTTTTACTACTGGACGAGTAATATTTTCCGGAACCGAAAAAGTATATGATGTATTATCTGCACTTCCAACACATACTAAACCTGCCTTTAAGGTGACTGTTGGTGTATCAGATTCAGTTGAACCACTGAATGATATAATAGCCTTCGAAGAAGTTCTAGAACGTGGTACATAACCAATATTTCTTGCAAGTGATACTACATTTTCTCTGAGTGTTGCAGAATCCAAGAAGGATTCATTGACAATCATATTCGAGTTAAACGCAGTAATATACGTGTTATATGCTAAAGTATCAATTAAGACAGAAAAATTAGATCCTTCAAAGTCAAAATCCGTGAATGTAGAGTTGGCACGGAGATAATCCTTGATGGATGTCTTTATTTGATCAAAATCTAGATTTGTAAATTTAGTAAAAGGCATTTTATCTGGTTGCCTCTAGTAAGAATGTAAATTGCTGTGTTGGAATTTCTTGTCCAATAATATCAAATATAACGGTAACTTCAAATGCATTATCATCTGGTCTAGGATCTACATCTACTTGAACATTATTGACTCTTGGTTCATAGTTTGTAATTGTGGTTTTAATTTGATTCTGCACAATAGATGCAGTACCGTAATCCACAAATTCAAATAAACTAGAGCGAATATCAGATCCAATAAGAGAATTAAAAAATCTTTCTGTTGGAATTGTTTCTACCAGATTTCGAATTGATCTGATAATCGCTCTTTCATTTTTAAGTATAGGTAGATCCTTTGTCACCGGATGGGGTTCAAAGGATAAACTAATATCTTTAAATGATCTAGATATCCTTTGTACTGCCATTCGGGAATCAAATTTCTATATTTTATTTATGTCGATTTCCATGAAGAACCATAATTTGGTTCTGTACCATATTCCCAATCATCATAGTCCTCATCATTGCGAATTTTTTCATGCAATTCCTGTTGCTCTTTCAAATATTTCTTTCTTGGTGGAATTTCATCGTGCATGATTTCTTGAATGGTCTTTGGTTTTTCATAATCAGTAACCAATCTAGTGGTTCCCCACATCTTTCTCATGTAATCCGAATCTCTATCTACTGGTAAATTTGACATTTTAGATCCTGTTTTTTGTAAAAACAGAACTTTTATGAAGGAGGTTGCTATCTCCTAATCATATTTAACGATTTACTTCGCGCAAAGAATAGGTAGTTGACTTTAAGTATTTTAATAGTTCTAGCACAATAAACTTTGGATTACCTTCACCACAGGTATAAACATCTATTGCCACACAACCTTCTTCCGGCCAAGTATGACACGACACATGACTCTCGGAAAGGGCAATTACAATGGTGCATCCTTGTGGAACAAAACAATGCCTAAAAATATTTAAGATTGTCATTCCGGCAAATTGAATTCCATCAACCATTACTTTTTCAAGAGCAATTGCATCATTGATAAGATTAGAGTTAACTTCGTACACCTCTAATAGAAGGTGTCTGCCCATTGAAAATTTTTCCAATTCTGTGATGACAAATAACTGAGTATTTATTGCATAAAAAAGCGGGCCTCTGCCCGCCTTGGTTATATTCTATTTTCCTTGTCCTCTGGATTTTTTCTTGGCTTTATTACGAGAGGTAGCGGAGTATTTCGTATGAGGCCCGTTTCCTTGAAGGGATTTCTTTGGGATTGATTGAATATCACTATGAGACTTAGCCATTTTCAGTTACCTCAGTTTCTTCAAAAATTTCAGTTGTTATTTCATTTGGATTTGGAGAACCTGTCTGATAGAAATCATCTGCCAGGTCCTCCATAATATTGAAGTATTGTTCCTCTGTAAGATTTGTGTAAATCTTACGATTATTCATGAGGATATGATACTTCGTGGTCATCAGATCACCCGAGTCTTTTCGTGTCCAACGCGAATGCGAGGATCACACCAGATCTCAAATCCTGCTTCCTTTGCATCGAGACAGAATGAAACATCTTCCCCACACATATCTTGCACATCTCCTGAGTCGAATACTTGCATCTTGGGCGCGAACCAAGGATACTTCATCTCAGAGTGCTCGAATACACCGTTCTTAATCAGAACCCATCCAAAACCTGTATAATCTACGGTGAAGGGCTTACGACGCTTGGAGATACTTTCTACGGTCTCATGATTCATGACTCCCCCATTGTTGCGGAAATCATCTTCTTCCAACCAGTGCGCGACGGATGTAGTTACACCATCTTCGGTTGCATACCACCCGGCGGCGATATCTTTGTCCATGAGAATCAACTGCCAGAACTTCTCAGTATTGAAGACAATATCCGAGTCAATCCAAAGTTGCCAATCATAATTCAGTTTTCCGTCCCAGGGAATCTGATCAGGGCCTCTGAGAACATTTGCTCCAAGACACTTGCATCGGGCAAAGTTGACCATTGATGAATAATCTTGAGAGATTTGAATACTTGCGCCTGCTTGTACAAGATCAAAACAGAGTTGTACAAAACTTTTCAAGTAAGTATAAGAAACTCCGCGACCTGGAAGGCAAAATACAATTGACTTGCCCCTAACCATTTCCTTGGCGAGATTATAATCCCATTCAGGCCCTGTTGAAGACGCTTCGGGCGTCTTTGCTTTTACTGTAAATCCACGTGCCATTTTAATTAATTCTCTAATAAATGCGTATAAGTTTTGTTGTTTATAATGTAGGAAATTGTAGAGCGATGAACTTTATATATTTCACCAAGTTTAATTGTAGTATAATTTTTAGTTTTATACAACTTCCTAATCTCAATCACATCTACATCTTTTAATTTAGATGCTCCGTTATGCTCACCTTTTTGATATCCCGTATAACATCTTCCCTTAAGTA